ATTGAGGGAAAGTCGTTTTGGGTACTCAAACAAAATGCTCGATTCATGAAGCTTGCAAAAGAGGCTTACGTACTCCAGCATGGTAGATAACCCGATACTTGAACTAAGAAGGCAGTATCTTTCTGACAGCGCTGTTGTACCTATCAGCGGTGCTGTATTTGATGTGGATAAGATAATTGAAGTGTACAAGAACTGCATAAAGAGTGTATTTAAAAACTACTCACAAATGCAAGTAGCCATAACGTCTTCCAACGGTAAAACATACAGTACAGATGAACAAAAGATATCTAATGTGTCGCTTGGCGCTGGTGAAAATCAGTACAGCATGTTGAATGATTTTTTTATTGGTACGTATATCGAGACTGTCCACAACACTTTATATGAAATGTTTGGAGTCACAAGAGGTCGATTCATGACTCTTAACAAGAAAAAGCGTGCTTATTCGTATCACTCAGATTTGACACCAAGACTGCATATTCCAGTCACAACCAATCGCGATTGTAAATTTATTGTGGATGATGTTGTGTATCACTTGCCAGATGTGGGACAATTGTACATGGTCGACACTACTAGACCTCATTCCGCACTGAATTTGGGGTATGAGGAAAGATTGCATATTGTTTACGGAATAGCTGATAAAGGAAATGATTATGAGCACTTTTGATCCCCCATTTACCACAAAAGAAGGAAAGGTGTGGCTACAAGATTTGCTTAAGACCCAAGATGCAAAGGTAACATTTACCAAAACAGATGGGTCAGAGCGGGTAATTCACTGCACTCTTCAGCCAGAAAGGATTGTGGCTTACGAGAAAAAGACTGAAAAGACCAAGCAAGTCAACGAAGAAGTACTTCCTGTATGGGACGTTGAAAAACAACAGTGGCGATCGTTTAGATACGATAGTATTAAGATGGTGGAATTCATTTGTTAAAGGAAGGAAATTAATTGAGTCTCGCTAATGATGAATTGAGTCAAAATGCAATGGGAGGTACAGAGTTGATGAAGTACGCTCTCCAGCAGAAAATTGATCCGGAACTGTTCGATCGGTTTCATATTACAGCAAGTAGATATCGAGGACCAAGTCCAGATGGGAAAATTGAGCTCTACTGGCTGCACGATCTTCCTCAAGATCCCGAATCCAAACACCTAGAGCAGGGTGGTTGGAACAAGTTTGAGAAGCTAGTATTTGTATCTAACTGGCAGTTTCAACAATACCAAGCTTACTACGGTCTTCCGTGGTATAAATGTATTGTTATGCAAAATGCAATTAATCCAATCACTCCTAACCCTCAGAACGATGGGATTGTTAGACTAATCTATCACACTACACCTCATCGTGGTCTAGAGATTCTTGCACCCGTATTTGCAAAGCTCTGCGAGAAATATGACAATCTACAGCTCGATGTATACTCTAGCTTCAAAGCTTATGGTTGGGAAGAGAGAGATAAGCCATACGAGCAGTTATTTGATTTCTGCCGCGAGCATCCTAAAATCAACTATCACGGTTATCAGCCAAATAATGTGGTGAGAGATGCTCTTGCAAAAGCTGACATATTTGCATACCCATCAATCTGGCAAGAGACAAGTTGCATCAGTATGATGGAAGCAATGAGTGCTAGATGCGAGATCGTTCATCCAAATCTAGCAGCACTGTATGAAACAGCAGCAAACTGGACAACAATGTACCAGTGGGTTCAAGATAAAAAAGACCATGCCAAAGTGTTTTATTCGGTCTTAGATAGTGTTATTGAGAACTACGGCAGCGAAGCGACTCAATCGCGATTGGAGAGTCAAAAAAGCTATGCTGATGTGTTTTATTCGTGGTCTTTGAGGTCAATTCAGTGGGAACAATTACTAAAAAGTGTTGCCTGGTCGATAGATATAAAGGATAATAAGACAAATTAAATTGTACACCTCATGATTATTGTTGACCTCAACCAGACTATGATTGCCACAATGATGGCTCAGATTGGCAATCATACGAATTTAGAAATTCAGGAAGATATGTTTAGGCATATGGTCCTGAATGCTATTCGCTCGTACAAAGTAAAGTTTCAAGAGTATGGGGAAATGGTTATTGCTTGTGAGGGTAAGAAGTGTTGGAGGAAAGAGCACTTCCCTCAATACAAAGCCAATCGTAAGAAGACAAGAGATGAATCCGAGCTCGATTGGGGTGCAGTGTTCAATTGTCTAAATAATGTTAGAGATGAGCTAAAGACGTTCTTCCCTTATCGCGTAATACAGGTGGAAGGAGCTGAAGCAGACGATATTATTGCTACACTTTGTATGAAGTATGGATCAATATTAGCCACAAAGGAAAAAATTGTTATACTTTCCGGAGATAAGGACTTTGTCCAATTGCAAATATACTCGAATGTCGAGCAGTATGACCCGGTCCGCAAGAAAAGTATCAAGCATAGCAACCCACACCAATATCTCAGGGAACACATCCTCAAAGGAGACAGAGGGGATGGAATACCCAACATCTTGTCACCAGACAACTGTATCGTCGAAGGAGAGCGACAAAAGCCTCTACGTGCCGACAAGCTCGCACAGTGGACAAACATTCCAGATCTACGATCGGTTCTTACGGATGACCAATATACCAATTTCAAACGAAACGAAATGCTAATCGATTTGCACAGTATTCCACAATATCTACAAGACACAATTATTGAGAAGTATGAAGCAGAAGCAGGCAAAGGTAGAGATAAACTATTCCAATATTTTATCGACCATAAGTTAAAACATTTGATGGAACACATAAGCGAGTTTTGATATGAGATTAGCACTTTTCCAAGTCCTAGAGACAGTTTCCCAAGCTAAAGCAGCAAAGGATAAAGTTGCATTGCTGCAGCAGCATGATAGTGTTCCCCTAAGGACTATCCTCAAGTACGCTCTAGATCCAAACATCCAATGGGATTTGCCAGATACAGATCCTCCTTACACGCCTTGTCCCCATCCAGGACAAGAGACCCGACTAATTGCCGAAGCAAGACGACTATACCTTTTTGTTAAGGGTGGCAACCCTAATCTCTCTCAGTTTAAACGTGAGATGTTGTATATTGAGTTGCTTGAGTCCGTTCATCCAGATGATGCATTGTTGTTAAATGCTGTCAAAAATAAGAAAATTCCATATAAAGGAATTACATCTAAGTTGGTAAACGAAGCTTTTCCGGGTCTAATAGAGGAGAAACAGCAGCAAAATGAAAGTCAGTAATAATCGTAAACAAAAGTCAGGTCAGTTTAATACTTCCGAAGAAGTATACGATCAGCATACAGTCCGCAAGATTAAACAGGCAAGAAAACAAAAAGAGTTTAGACAAGTTGAGCGTGCATTACGCAATAAGGATTGGGCAAATATAGATAATGAATTATACACATAGAGGAGAGTTAAAATGGAATTGTTAATCATTCTTATCATAGCAGCAGTAGTTGGTGGCGTTGTTATCTACCGAGCAACCCGTGCTTCATCCAAAGCACTAGAAGTGCTAGACTTAAATAAAGATGGCGTCATTTCTGCTCAAGATGCCAAAGAGGCAGTGGCTGTAGCAACTAAAGCAGTAAAAAAAGCAACGACTGCTAAAAAGCCTTCTACCAAAAAGCCAGCAGCACCCAAAGCGAAAGCAAAGAGCTAATGCCTACTTACGTCTTTCGCAATAAAAACACTAATGAGTATCATGAAGTGTTTATGAAGATGGCGGAAAGAGATCAGTATGTTGCTGATAATCCTGATCTCGAACAATGCATTACGGGAGCTCCTCCCATAGGAGACCCTGTAAGGCTTGGTATCAAAAAGCCAGATTCGAGCTTTAGGGATGTCCTTAAAGAAATTAAAGGAAAGCATGACGCAAAACTTACCAGAAGTACAATTAATACATTCTGATTCGTTGCATCCAAATTCAAGCAGTACATCAATTCTCTTTGCCTGCCAAAGAGCGCATCCATTCATTTACCCCCAAAAAGGAGATTGTCACCTAAAGCGCACTAACTTTATCTAAAGTTACTTAAAACTAATAATAACAAAGGAGCTTTAAATGGCCAAAAGAACTAATCTTCAAGTTGTACAACAAGCTGAGGCACCCTCATCAACATCGAGAGTCACTCATTCGCTGAAGATTAAAATAGATGATTTAAAAACATTCGAGCCATTGACAAACAATCAAAGAATATTCTTTGATGCCTATAAGAG